GCGTGAATGTAGCTAAGGCTTAGAATGAGAAGCCAGGGATTTGACGAACTGCCTCAATTAACTGAACACCAGGGATTCTTCCATTGGTGTCTTCGTAGGTAGCCATTCCGTAAACAGACTGGACACCGACAGCAGATAAGTGTGCATTATTACCCGAATTGGCAAAATCGTCATAGTGGAAAATCTGCTCATTGAATACACCGCCTTTTGCGTAGTATAGTGCAGATTTACCCATTGCCAATGCATATCCGATAGGCGTGCCTGCCGAGTTTGCTTGGTAGATGATAGTACCTACTGGAAGTGTTACACCATTGATAGTAGCAGCTTGAACAGCCTGAGCAGCACCCGAATCAGCAAGACCGTTCAGAGTAGAACCGTCAGCACTGATATTTGCATAAGTGCAGGAGTAATAAGTACCATCGGGCTGTACAATTAGTAGGGTTCCGCCATTTTGAGGTACGGCATGTTTTGCTCCACCGCCTCCAGGAATGTTGGAGTCAAAACCGATGAAGTTACCGAATGAATCACCGCCGAGATTTAAAGCACCTCCGTTAACAGTGGATAGGGCAGTTACGAGAGCTGTCGGAAGAAGGGGTGAACCTTGACGACCATCAGCGGTGTCGATGATTACATTATGGTTAGCAATCATGTTGCCGTCCCACATTGCATAGTTACCGCTGTACAGTTTATTAGAACTGCTACGCTCGTCAGCTTGAAGGATAGCTTCCAAGTAATCAGGGTCACTGCGAAGTGGACGAAGAACTGCATCTGGTGCAAAGAACAAGTAACCAGGAATCTCGGTTTTGCCATCCCCTCCAACATTCATGGGCTCTCCACCTTGAGCGATCAGGGCTTGCTTTGCTTCTTGAATGATGTCGGTACTAAGACCTTCAGCGTAGGTAATCGCACCATTAGCTCCGTAGTCGGAAAGAAGGTTTGAAGTGCCGTTGTTTAAGCAAGTGTCACGAAGGCATGACTGAATATGGTCCTGCTCTGTGCGTCCTGCCCACTCGGACATAACCTCAGCGGAAAGCTGATCGATGGTTTTACCAGTGAATCGCATAAGTTTGATAACCTGTGTCCAGGCAACGGCATGACGGATTAAGTCAACCTCTACGCTGAAGGTACCAAACTTTAATTTACCAGTGTTATTCTTAAGGATTGCCTCCCCACGAACACCCTGACCACGGATAGGAGCGACAGAAGTAAAAGTCACTTTATCAGATCCACCTGCGGAGAGGTCTCGTTTTTCAACTACAGGAGAACCAGATCCTTCAGATCCGATGAATTTGGAGAATACATTCTTTTCACGAGCATCACGAGTTACGAGCTCCGACCAAAGTCGTGTACGCAAATCGCTGTCGTTAAAGATGTCTCCAGCGTAGCTGGTGTTATTTGAAAGAAGGTCAACATTACCAATAGCTGGTTGTGCTGCCCCTTGAGTTGTTTTAATAGCCATTTTATTTTTTTATTATAGTGTTTTAATTAAAACCCTATCTGAGAAACTTCCTACCATCAGGCTGACCTAGCATTTGAAAAAGTTGTTCGTTTGAAAGGCTGCCTACATTGTTAAGAACCTGTTCCGCAGATATAGGTTGGTTAGCGGGTTTTGCAGTCTGTCCTGTTGTCAAAACTTTGGCTTGGTTACCCATGACAGGTGCCTGTTGCTGAGGTGCAACCTGCTGAGGTGCATCTTGCTGAGGTGCCTGTGTAGCACCCTTACTCGCTGCAAACTCATTTGCCATTATTTCGGGCCATCGTGGTGACGCAAAAACTGCTGCATAGTCGGGGTCTTGCTCAGCGTTTGACACGAAATAGTCAAACTCCTTGCGGTATACCGAGTTCTTATCCTCTAGTTCTGGATATTTAGAAACGGCATTATTCCGACTATCCAACGCTCTTTGCCGTTGGGATTCTTGAGCTGAACGAGCTTCTTGCTCTTCTTGCATCTGACGCTGATTCTGCAAATTGTTGATCTCTAACTCCTTTCGGAACAGTTCACTTTGCAGCTGTATAGCTTTCGCAGTGTCCATGTCTTCAGCAGCCTCAGCAATTTGAGACTCTAAAGAAATAACTCTCTCTTTTAGCCCGCTAAGGTTTGTTTCGTATGGATCTACTTCGGGCTCGCTCGGTTGTTGAACCTGAGCAACCTGTTGCGGTTGGGTAGGCTGTTGTCTTCCATAAATAACATCGGAAGCATCTTGAAAACTACCCTCGAATCCAGACGATCTATACAAATCAATAACTTGCTGATCGAGCTCGCTTCTTGGTCTTACTCTTCTTTTCGCCAGACGATCAGCCTCATTTTCAGGCTCGTTCGTCTCTACAATCTCAGTAAACTCCTCCTCTTGATCGCTCACTTCGCCTATCGGCTCAGTTTCGCTTTCTTGAGATGGAGTCTCCTCGATCTCGGGGCTTGCAAATTCATTGCTAGCCTCGGTTCCTAAAGCATCTCGGAGAGCGTCGGTTGCCACATCCGAAAGATCTTGTTGTTCTTGAGGGGATTCAACCACCTCTTCTGTATTTTGCATACTTGCAGAATACAGCGTGTCAGTTTAAATATTAAGCGGTTGTATTAGTACTTGTAAATACCTCTTGAACCAGGCTTCTTTTTCTCAGGCTCTTGGCATTTTTGTTTCTCTACGCACTTTTTATTCTTACACCCTGGGCAGGGTTTAAACTTTTGTTTATTGTTTTTTTCCATTTTTTACCTCCTGGTATAGTTTTATACACATATAGATTATAGTTATTAAACCCGCTATACTCCCAAACAGAGAGTCTAGC